TAAAAATCTACATTTGTCTTTTGACATTACAAAAAACAACAAATCTCCAGTAGGAAAAACATCAAGTAATCGTGCTTGTTCCTCAAACCCCAATTTCTTGACAAACTCTACCGACTTGTCGTTACTACTAACTACTGGGGCAACAATCTTATCTACCCCTAATTGTACAAAAGGATAATCAAAAATGGTATGTAAATATTGCTTATTTAGCCCTTTTTCAAGATAAATATGGCAAGTTACCGATTTTTTATTAAAGTCCTCATACCAAACTACCGATTCTATTTCATCTGTTACCCAACCAATTGTGCTTGAATTTTCAGGTGTCCATACCATGTTTAACTTTTGGGCAATAAATGGGCCTAATAAGTCTTTATCAAAACATAGCACTACAGAACTCCACCTTTTTCCATTACATAATCGGTTGATGCCCAATGAAACTCTATTCCTTGCGATGCCACATTCAAGTTAACCGAACCAGCAAAACCTGTTCCAGTCACGCCCTGCCAAAACTTAGTGGTAGTTAAACCACCACCCCAGTTAGCTTGATCCCACTTGGAACTGTCCCAAATACCTGTGTTAGTAATGGAAGGATTAAAAGCTATCTGATTGGTTAATGGTTGTGTGTCAAAATCGGTGCTAATACCGCATAGAACGGTCGGTAAGCCGTTATCGGTCTGTAGGATAGGGCGTACTAGCGTAAAGCGTTTTAACTGCCCCCTGCTATCAAAATACGAATAGGCTTGCTGTGCAGTTGCAACAATATTAGCCCCTGCATCTGAAGTTTGAGCATAAAAATTCCCTACAAATCCGCTAGAACCAAAGTAAATCTTGTTATCGGCTGATACTTCCCAGCAAATAGCGTTAATTCCTGTAAATTTAGCCCATGACTTAGTAATCGTGTGCATTACATATTGATCGTACCCTGTGCCAGTAGGTATGTTTAAAATCAACATATTTTCACTAGCAAAATAGTTAATCTGCCAACCAAACTGGTTGTAATAACTGGTTGCCGCTTGGCTTACAGCGTAATAAATCTTGTCGGTTAGGTTTACACGGGGGTCAAGGCGTGATGATTGCAGGGCGGCAGACATTGGCACTAAACCGTCTTGGGTTAATAACAATAAGTCACCACCATATTTAAAGAAACAGCGTCTTGCAAAAGTTTGACCCATTTGCCATACACCAACTTCACTCCAAGCATTTGCATCACTAGGGTTTGTACCCTTGTAAACCATGACTTCGCCCATACTTGTAACAAAAGCGGATAAATCATCTACGCCATAACCAGCATCTAAAGTCCAAGTACCCATCGCTTGCAAGAATCCGCCTGAACGGGCAATAGCACCTAAATTAAAGTCTAAAGCTGTGCCACCAATGGATTGCACAGGCAAATACCAAAATGTCATGCTGTCTTTTTGAACAAAGAACAGCCTGTTTTGGCACATATTGATGTTAATTAGGGTATTGCTGTTTACCCCTGCAATACCGATTACTGTGTAAATTCCGACTACAGTTGCATTTGCCGCAGGTGCGGTAAGCATTGTGTAGGTAAAGGTGGTCGTTCCAGTTACGGTAATGTAAAAAGTACCGCTGTAATTGGCTTCCGTAGTTCCTGAAACGCTAACCCGATTACCCGTTGCTAAACCATGTGCGGTTGCAGTAGTTACGGTAGCTGTTAGGTTGCCCGAGCCACCTCTTGTAATAGTGCTAATAGCGGCCGCTGTAGTGGTGGTAGCCATCTTGTACCAGCGTGTACCGTCATAAATAATGGCAGGATCAGCACCATTTACAGCTAATAGAAAATGTCCACCAGCAGTCGTAATCATGCAATGCTGAAACCTGCTATTAGTTAAACCAGTTAATACAGAAGAAGCTGTGGCAGATGATGCGTTATAGATAGTGCCGTTAGCAATAGCAAATAGCGTGTTTGTGCCATCTGCATTAGCGTAATTCATTAAGGTTTCTACATTACCTGTAATGCCAATAGAAGCCTTTGAATAGCCTTTTCTTAAGGTTACATCGGTAGGTGTAGGAAAGAAATTAACCAATTGCACCGCATCAAGCGGTTGCATTTCGGCTAACGAATCCCTAGCGTTCCAGCCCCCAATAGGAGCGGCTAGAGAAGCGGTTGTGGCGGTAAACTTCTTAGCGACCGCCATTATTAAGACCCGTAGCCAGTATCAGGGATATTTGCCCAGCCAATCAGCACGGCACTTGGAGCAGGTGCAAATGATAGGGTAGCAGAGCCTTTATCGTTAGCTTTGGCTATTGATAGGTAACGCATATAGTCTTGTTGCAATGCAGTAGTATCAAAAGACTTAATTTGAAAGTATTTGAGTTTAGTCAGCAAAACAATGATTGCGTCATCTAATACGGATGTATCAGTATCAACCGTAAAGCTGTTTTTTACAGCATCAGCGGCACTTCTTACCCAGCCCTTTGAACGGTATTCAAAGCCTAAATATTCTTGGGTGTTATATGGTGGCCATATTTCAAACTTGTTACCCAAGATTCTCCAACGAACTCGTGGGCCTGTTGAAATATAACCTGATTTAAGCCATTGCCATTGTTGTGCGTCTACTGGGCCAAGCATCTGCCAATGGCGGGTTTTGTCCCAAGAAGTATTGTCTGTAATGGTTTCGTAGTCAGCAGGTAGGGGGTAAATAGTTCTACTGAATGTAACTGTACCGCCAACGGATGTTGCTGAAGATTTTTGAGTAGTATTTAGGCTAGTTGCACCAAGAACTGTATCAACATAAGTATCTTGTGGAACGCTTGTTCCCACAATAGAATAGTTGCTATCAAGACCTGCGGTACTAGGAATGTTGGTAAGTAAATAAGATCCACTCGTAGTATCACAGGTAGTAGTTACATAAGTTGTGTAGAAACGATATTCCAACTCCAATGCTTGCCAGTCGTGTTCCTTGATTAAGTCATAACCAGCACGGTTCATTAACGCAAGAATTTGTTGCACATCTTGGTTCGTGTTCCCTGCTACATAAGTAGGCACGGCTAGGTTAAGTTCAGCGGTGACTTGCTGTACCAATTCAAGCATTGTTGCTGACATATTAGGCTTCCTCTGTGGCTTCCGCTTTGCGTTTACGGGGTTTCTTTTCACCAACAGCGGCAAGTATAGTTGCCATTTGTTCCTGCATAATGGCTAACTTCGCATCTGTTTCAGCCTTTATTTTAGCAGTTTCTTCATCCTTTTTGGCAAGTTCTTCTTTCAAAGCGTTAATTTCTGCTTCACGCTTGTCTGTTTCTGCCGCTGTTGTAGCTAGATTTAGAAATGCCTTTGCCTTGTCACGGAACGCATAAGGTGACATTCCTGCCGCCATACCCATACGCTGTAACTGCTGATCTGATGCACTTGCTACCGCTTCTACCGTGTAAAACTTCATAGCACGGAGTTCTTCTGCTTGTGATTTAGATACTAAAGGCCATTCTGTTAATGGTGTCCCCTCATATCCTTCGTCATTTGCACCTAATGAGTTTTGATATTTAGCCCAATGAAGCGGAAAACGCTGTTTATGGCTTTCTAAGGCAAAAGTATCAATTTCGGTTAAGGTATCGCCAGCAACGCAAATATGTACAAAATCAAATTCTTTGTATATTGGTCTGCCAGCTTCAGCGGAAGCATCATCCTGTTTAACTGGTCGCTTGTAAAAGCGTACTTGCAATCGGGAATCTGCATTTTGTTCATCTGATGGTAAAGCCATGTTTAAATCTCCTAAGTAGTTAGGTAAAGTTAAAGAAAAAAGGGGCTATCCTTTTGAGATAACCCCTCGTTTTTACTACATTTTAGCGTTTTAAGCTAATCAAACAGAAGCCTTGCTAAACCAGCCATAATCGCCTGATGCCATAGAAGCACCTGACAAGTATGTACCAGCACCCAAAGTTGTTTGGAATGTTGAAGCATTAATTACACAAGTAGCAGTTGAAGTACCAATTGCTACAGCGGCTTGAGCAAACACATAACGGAAGCCGTCAGAGCCAAACACTTCAGCACCCAAAGGGCCAAATGTAGAAATTGCTGTACCAGCAGAGTTAAGGTTGGTATTAGCTACATTTGATAAATCAATGCCAGCTAAAGGGGTAATGGTATATGCCATGATAAATTTCCTTTTCTAATCAATGGATTAAGTTGTCAAAACGCCTTGCAAGAATGCGTTTGAGCAGGTTAAATTACCAGCCCAACCGTATAACTTGACAATAGCATCTTGGTTGATCGATTGACGCTCGCCACCGATAGGAACGAAATTACGCTCTTTGTGTGGGCGTAAGAAAATGTAATTTGTGTTTAGCAAATACATATATGTTGCGTTTTCTTGAGCACCGTAACCGCCACCCAAGATCACATCAGCAGACATACCGCCACCGTAG